AATAATTATATTAATAATTATTATATTAATTATTAATCTAACTTTGGTAACAAATCATTCATTTGAGATACATTATCCATTAAATCATTTTGTTCTCTTAATAATGATTCTAAATATTGTTCTGTAATTAATGGTTTTGATAAATGTGAAAAATAAATCAGTTTTTTCTTATATTGCAACATTTCTCTTAATAATTCTTTGTAAGAGTTATATATCATTTTCATTTCATTATGTTTTTTCAAATATGCCAATACCATTTTTAAATCAGTAATTGTAGAATCTGAATTTTTATTTAATTTCCTAAACATTTTATTTCTATAATCATCAAAATTAAATTTTAATTCTTTGTGACATTTATAAATTTCATCTTTTAATTCTTTACATTCATTATATAAATTTTTGATTTGAGCTATATTTGGTTTATCCATTATTATAATTTTATTTGAAAAAAAAAATGCGTTGAATAACTTAAGTTTTTTTCTATAAATACGATAAAACAATGGATGAAGGAAATTTACCAATATTAGTAGATGCAAAAACTGAATATACTAAACAATTAATTAATATTATTTCTCCAGTAATTTACCAAGGAATTAAATTAATCTATAATGATTCAAAGACTAAAAGTATCGAAAATGAAGAAATTAATTCATGTTTATCAAATTTTCAAAAATCATTAAGTGAAATACCTAAATGGAATCAAATTACAATAATAGAAAATTATGAAAAAATTATAGAATATTCAAAATGTGATTGGTTAGATGATTTATTAACAGCTGTGTTTGTAAGTCATACAAAAATATTAACATCAATAAACACAAATAAGAATAAAAATAAAATAAATCTACAAATACCTAAGGTTGATTTTTTTGTTCATCAATGTTATATTGAAGTTGCTCGTGAATTTTGGAAAAATCCATACCTATTTGATCATAGTGTTAATAATTTTGAATATCAAAGAAATCGTCGCGATGCATGTCAAATTATAGAAACTGTAATTGCTGAAACAATTCGAAAACAACTCCCTGTTAAAAATATTTTAAAAGAATATTTAGGGAGTGAATATAGTGAAGATATAAATAATAATATCGAATCTACAAATAATATTACTGATAATCTTAGAAAATTAGTAAAAAATGAAATAGAAAATTGCTCTAAGGAAAAACTATCTGCACTTAATATTGAAACACCAGAAACAATTAACGAGGACAATAGTTTAACTAAAGAAGACTTAAAAGCATTTGATGATACAAAAGTTGAAAATTTAGATTTAGAATCAATTAGTGAAAAAAAATCTGAAGAAATAACTGATGAAAATGGTAATGCTATAAAAATTAATAAAGTTGAAAATAATGAATTAAAACTAGATAATATAGATGATTTAATAAATAATGAAGTAGATAAACTTGAATTAGTAAGTCACAATGATTTTGAGCTTAATGCAAAAAGTATCGATGAAAATTTAAAAAAAGAATTAAGTGATTTATCACAATTGGAAGAAGTATATATTGATGATAAAAAATCACCTGAAATCAATGATAAAAAATTACCTGAAATCAATGATAAAAAATTACCTGAAATCAATGATAAAAAATTACCTGAAATCAATGATAAAGTTAAACACAGTGAAATAGATAATTTTTTAAATACAAGTAATCCAAATAACAATGAAAATCTTAAACTTGAGATAAACAATGATAATGAATTAGAAGAACTCAATTTAGATTCTCTTGATGACTTAAATTTTGATATAAATAATTTAGAATCTGATAATGAAGATGATACTATTAACATGAAAACTAAAGATAATACATTTAGTATACCCAAAAAGCACGAAGATAATGTTAAAACAATAGTTATTGATACAAAACAAAATATTGGAGACAATAAATTTGATAATGATAGAAATTTAGAGATAAATAGTGATGAAAATACTAGAAAAAAGGTATTTAATAAATATTCCTCAAAAAAAAAGAAGGATTTTAGTTTTTTTAGCGATGCATTAAATTAATAAATAAAGAAGTAAGGTTAAAAATAAAAGATATTTTCTAAAATAATTATAAATGCATTTGTCTTATCTACAAAATGATTTTATTTATAGTGCAATATTTGGAGTATTATCTCTAATAATTACTTTTATTGAAAGTAGAAGAACAAAAGAAAAATATTCATTTAAAAATTATTTAAAAATATTTGTGTGTGTTTCAGTATGTGTATACTTAGCAATATATGTAAAAACAACATCATTATTAAATTTTGATTATAAGGAAAGTGTAAAATCTTCATTTGCTAGCAAATATAGTGGAAATGTTAATTTAGATAACTACTCTAATATTAATATTGGTGATCCTGATTTTTAATTTTTTTGTATTCATATTATAATGAATAACAAAGATTTTACATACATAGTGATACTATCAATCATAGTTTTATCATCAATAATTTCACAAAAGAAAACTATAAATAGATATACCCAACATCCAGTTTTTGACTTGATAATGTTATTAAATATTATTATTTTATCAAAATACAATATTTACATAAGTGTATTTGTAACCTATAGTTATTTACTTATAAAAATAAAATCAGTAAACTAATAATTATATAAAAATTCTTCTTTACCTATATTTTCTTTTTCTATAATAAATTCCTTAAAAATCATTTTATTTATTTGATTTTTAGGTATTGCAGATTTAACGTTTTTTGCTATTATCTTATATAAATTAAAATCATCTTCATATTTCATTAGGAAATTTCCATACTTATCACTTGCCCATAATTTTAAAAGCTTAAATATGGGACTGTTTTCTTGAAAATGTTCAATAATTGTTGTGGCAAGTCTTGATAGATCAAAACTCTTATTAGGTTTTATTTTACAATTATTTAGGGTATTATTATAAGGAAAACTATATTGACCTTCAGCGTCTCCATTTTTTTTAAAGACATCACTAAAAAATATGTTATTTCCTACATTAAATGTAGCTCTTCCAAAATCAATTATTTTTACAATTTTTCCAAATGTTGGGATTTTAAAGCATTTACCCTTAAAATTAAAATATAAAAACTCAAGATTTGTATTTTTGAACATTATATTACTTGAATGAAGGTCATTATGAACAAAGTTAAATTTCTTTTGAGCTACAGATAACCCAAAACATATTTGAAATAATATAGATTTCCATTCTGTTTCAGATATTTCACCATTTTCTTCTAAGTAATTATCAAGAGTATCATTAAGCATTTCAATACAATTAAGTTGAACTGGAAAGTCATATAAATTTACAAAGTTTACTTCATTATTTCCTACACTATTAAATGATAAATCACTACAAATTGATGCAGACAAAGATGATACAGATCTAATATCAATTTTATCTTCCCCTATATCAACCTTTTTAAGTCTTATGTCTTCAAGTATTTCATTATATTCTTCTTCACTTGTAATATCACTCCATTTCCCATCTGAATCACTATTTTCTTCTAAAGATTCATTATTTTCTTCTAAAGATTCATTATTTTCTTCTAAAGATTCATTATTTTCTTCTAAAGATTCATTATTTTCTTCTAAAGATTCATTATTTTCTTCTAAAGATTCATTATTTTCTACTAAAGATTCATTATTTTCTTCTAAAGATTCATTATTTTCTTCTAAAGATTCATTATTTTCTTCTAAAGATTCATTATTTTCTACTAAAGATTCATTATTTTCTTCTAAAGATTCATTATTTTGTTCTAATAATTCATTATTTTCTTCTAATAATTCATTATTTTCTTCTAATTCATGAGTGTCTAAATCAATAGCTCCGTTAATATTTATTTTTTCGACATCAATTTCATCATTATTTTCTTCTAATTCATGAGTGTCTAAATCAATATCTCCGTTAATATTTATTTTTTCGACATTATTTTCTTCTAAGTCATGTGTTTCTAAATTAATATCTTCTCCTAAATTATTATCGAATTCAAGATTTAATTCAAAACTATTTTTACTTTTATTTATAGAATCTAATTTATTTTTTTCTATAGTAAACAATTTATTATTAAAAAAATCAAACCAGTCTTGATTTTTCATTAAACTATACTCTTCTGTTATATCAGCCTTGAATTCTTTAGCAACACCACTATAAGTTCCATAAAATATAGGAAAGGTCGGACAAGAACCATATTCGGTTAAATTACTTGCTAAATATGAAAAAAAACAATCAATATATGCACTGTTATGATAATTATTTATTTTTTTGTTTGTTAAATAAGAATGTATATTTGGTAGTATACTTGTTTGATCACTATATTCATTCATCATATATTGTGAAATATTAAGTAGTGGTAAAATTTTAAAAAAAACTTTTTTTTCTGAAATAGAACCTGAATTAAAGTTTTTTATTTTACAATTAAAAAAGTTTTTAATATAAGAATCAGTATTACTTATATTAATCTTTTCATTAATATCTAATATATAGTTATTCATTTTTAATGTAAATTGCTTATTAGAATTATTATAAAATTTAAAAAATAATGATAATATGGGAAAATATGTTTGAAGACTGTAAATTTGAAGTTTTTCCTCTAATTTTTTACTTATATTATCAAATTTTTCATTATTTATAACTACACATTTTACTTTTTTCATATTTATAGCATTAATAAAAAACTATTCTTTAAATTAATATTTTTCTGCGTTATTAAGAATTTAAAAATTTATTATATTCTATTATGAATTTAGCATTAAAAAAATTTGATATTACAAGTATTTCTTCAGATAAGGTTGTTGTTTTTATCGGAAAAAGAAATACTGGTAAGAGTTTCTTAGTGAAAGACTTACTTTATTATCATAAACATGTCCCTATTGGAACGGTCATTTCTGCTACAGAAGAAGCAAATCCGTTTTATGGACATATGATTCCAAGTTTATTTATTCATAATAAGTATACTCCAGAGATTGTAGCAAATTCCCTAAAACGACAAAAAATGGTAATTAGAAAACTTAACAAAGATAAGAATAAATTTGGTAGTTCTAATATAGACCCTCATGCATTCTTAATTTTAGATGATTGTTTATATGACCAAACTTGGATTCGAGATGAAAATATAAGAAGTTTATTTATGAATGGTAGACATTATAAAATTCTATTTATAATTACAATGCAATATGCTTTAGGAGTCCCACCAAGTCTCCGAACAAACATTGATTATGTATTTATTCTAAGAGAAAATTATGTATCAAATAGAAAACGTTTATATGAGCATTATGCAGGGATGTTTCCAACATTTGAAATTTTTTGTCAAGTAATGGATCAATGCACAGAAGATTTTAATTGTCTTGTTATAAATAATAATGCTAAAAGTAATAAATTAGAAGATCAAGTATTTTGGTATAAAGCAGATATGCATTCAGAGTTTAAAATTGGAGCATCAGAGTTTTGGAAGCATCATAATAATAATTATAATGATGAAGATGAAGATGAAGACCAATTTATTGCTCCAAGAAAAAGAGGACCAGTTATTAATGTAAAGAAAAATAGTTGTTAGCAAACTAAATTTGTTTTATTTCTAGAATCATTCGCATTAAACATAAAACTAAATTCTTCTTTTAAATCTGTTGTAGATATTTCGTCATAAATATTTCTTGGAATAACCCTATATTCTACTTTTTTACACCCCCTTTTTCTATTAAATTCCATTTCTAATATCCCCATAAATATTAATACACAACCTATTAATAATACAAAAAAATTAATTGTTTTCATTAAAATAATGTAAGATATAAAGATACATGTTAATACTCAGATTTGATTAAATCTAAATTTGTTTCATTATTGCCAAAAATTGTATTATATTGTTTGGCCAAATCTTTAAATTCAAAGTAGTCTTCATATGTAACAGGTGGAACAATATATTTTACTTCAACTAAATCTTTATTTTTAGAACTATATTTATTTTGAAAATAAATGTAAACTATATAGTGGACGATTATAAAAATAACTAAAAAACTTAATCCTTTGTAATTCATTAATATAAAATTAGATAGTTTTTTCTACAGTATTATTTACTTCGTTTAATGGTTGTTCAGTAGTTGTAGTTTCTTCTACAACTGGAGCTTCTGTAGTTGTTGAAGATGCATTTGAAAATTTACTCTTCATCCATGGATCTTCTTTTTCTAAAGCATCCTTTTCTACTTCTCTTTCTTCTTGCATTTGTTTTGTAACAGAATCTTTTAATTTTTCTCTCTTTTGTTCTTCATAGAAAATATCTCTTGATGCTTCATTCTTTTTATATTCTTTCATCAAATTATTAAGTCCTTCTTCAAGATATTCTTCATCATCTACTTTATCTGCATTTGGATCCCATGGTAGCCAATATCCAACTTGTCCAACAAATACATGGAATGATCTATCTTTTGTTTGTAATTGTTTAGCTTTTTTTTCTGCTTCTTGGATAGAATCATAAACACCCCTAACTTTAACACCTCTTACACTTGTTTGTGTTCCTGCAATCCTTGAAAATGCTTTATCCAAATCTTCATTATATTTATACTTGAAATCTTCAAAATTACTCTTGAATTTACTTAATGTAAATTTAAGTTCTTCTTTTAACGCTTCTTTAATATCATTATTAATTCTGGACTTATAATCTTCAGTGCAATCTTTTGTTATTTCATCTAATTTAAGTTCCCATTCTCCACACCTTTGGTTCATATATTTATTAAAAAGGAAGAGTTCCTTTTCTTTTAAAATTTTTTCTGGGGAAACAAAAGATAAACATGCATAATGTTGTCCTGGAATAGGATTGTCTACTTCTAGATAGTCTGTCGAATCACTCATTGTATATCAATATAAATTTATATTCTTTTAAATAATTTTTTTATTAACTAATTATATATTATAAATGATTAATTATAGAGAAGTTTTAAGAAGATTATTAAAATACATTATATTAGTATTAATTTCTGGTTCTGCAATTTATGTAATACCTAAAAATAAAATTAATAATATTCAAATAATTTACATTTCATTAATTATTGGTATGGTATTTTGTATATTAGATATAGTAACTCCATCAATTCAAATTATTGTAAAAAATCAAGAAGAAATTGAATAAATTTATATTAAAATATATTTATTATCCTAAAATAATTCCTCAAACATATCTTCAGATAATTCATTATTTTTCTTTTTATCAACAAAAACTATTTTGTCTTTTGTTTCCTTTCCTATAAAAACTCTTAAAAATGTATAAGCTGTTTTAAATATAAATGGTATATTTACAAAATACATTTTAATAATTGTATCTGGATATCCTTCTTCTAAAAATGGTATTAAAATTTTCATGAAATCGAAATCAGCATTCTTAATCCCAGATTTTTCTAAATCTACAAAAATATTAAATTTATCCTGTAAACCATTATCTTTTCTATATTTTAGACAATTATTATTTATATTTATAATATGTTTTAAAAGATTTGTATAATCTTTCATTTTTACAAAATTCCTAGCTTTTATAGAGATATCATGGGATGATGTTTCTGAATAATATAATGAATATTCCATAATATATATTAATATAAATATATATAAAAAAAAATAAACAAACATGCTATAAACTAGGTATAAATTGCCACTTTAATTGTTCACAAATTTTTTTCCATATTTGATCCTGTTGTTGTAATTTTTCTCTACTTTTTAAAAGCATAAAACATGGTAGAAATTCGTCAAGTTCTAAAAGTTGCACAAATTTATGCAATACATATGAGTATGATAAAAAGTTCTTTCTATTTGGTGGACAAAATTTATGAAATGGAATTTGTATTTCTTTAAACATTCTTCGTAATTCTTCTTCTGTTTTTCTATTCATTATAGGTGGTGGAACTCCATTTAATTTGTTTATTATATGTGGTATATGCTCATAATATTTATTTTTCTTTAACTTTTTAAGGATTTCGCGTAATTTTATAGGTGTTAAATCTTTTATATTATTAATTCTTTCTTTTTTTAATTCAATAAGAATATCATTATATACAGTCTGCGGTATATCTGTAGACTCTTTTGCTTGAAATTGTGCTAGCCATTCATTAAAATGATTAATTCTTTTATAAGCAAAATAGCATACTTCTCTTGGAGGATCTTTATAAGATGGTTTATCAGAATCAATTAGTATTGGTGTTTCTTCACCACAGTTTAAGCATATTAATTTACCATTTGAAATAAATAATGTTTTCTCTGTATTACATGTTTTGCATATATCTATATTATTTTCGTGATTTATAACATAATTAGCGTCGATTTTTGACATATATTTTTCATAAATATTTGATCTAGATAAATATTCATTACTTTTATTATCATTATTAGTATTAGTATCATTATCATTATCATTATCATTATTAGTATTAGTATCAGTATTGGTATCATTTTTTGATTTAAAATACTCCATAACAGATTTTTTATTAAAATTTTCTGATTTAATATTATTTATTTTAATATTTTTTCCTTGTGCAACATTTTGCATATTTTCATAATATTTAAAAAGCAAATCTCCAGTATCCAAAAAATAGTCAATATCTTTACTATGTTCGTTATGTTTAATGTATTTTTTAGTTTCATTAATTTTATCAAATATTGACAATTTCATTTTCATTTCTTCTTCATTTAATTCAATATTCTTCTTTTTATTAATGTATGCATATTTATCTTCCAGCTTTTTTAATTCTTTCTTTTTTTTATTTATACTCATTTTTTCAAATTCAAACAATTTTAATTTTTCATCATGCTTGGCTTCTAATGTAACTCTTGTGTCAAAGTCTTCTTTTTTCTTAATCTTATTTTTAGTTTTAAATGACATCTTTAAGTATAGTAATAATAATTTTTTTACTTTAAGTAATAATTCCAACATAGATTATTAATTAATATTTGATAATTAATATTTGATAATTAATATTTAATATTTAAACTTTCCAATTTTTATATCTATTTGTTTTACTAGTTTTTTTTCCTTTCAGATATTTACTTACTTTAGGATGATGACATTGTAATGCAACATTTAACGCTGTTTTTTCGGGACATATTTTTTTTGAATTTTTATATTGTTTAAGATTTGTTTTTGCACCAGAATTTATAAGAAGTTTTACTATATCTAAATGTCCTCTAGTTGCAGCAATTATTAAAGCTGTTTTTTTGTTATTACTTCTAGCATTAATCAAAACTTTTTTAAATTTTAATAGTTTTTTTACCATATAAACATTCCCACTAAAACATGCACACATTAATGGAGTAAAATTAATATTGTCTCTTTCATTAATTATAAAATTATCTCTTTTTATTAAAAAATTAAATTTTTTTAAATCATTGTTTAAACAAGCTTTATGAATTTCTTTAATGTTACCCATATATAATATAATTGTAAAATTAATACAACAACTTAAAGATAAAAATATTTTATTTTATAAATTATATGGGTGGTGGTCTATTACAATTAGTTGCTTATGGTGCACAAGATGTGTATCTTACTGGGAATCCACAAATTACTTTTTTTAAAACAGTTTATAGAAGGCATACAAACTTCTCAATTGAATCAATAAAACAAACATTTAATGGCACGGCTGACTTTGGAAATGAAGTTTCCACAACCATTCAAAGAAATGCAGATTTAATTGGTAAAATTTATTTAGAAACAACATTACCCGAAATTAATGTTAGCGATGCAATATCTACAACTGATAATACTACATATAAAGCATTTAGATGGCTAAATTGGATTGGCCATGTAATGTTAAAATCAGCCGAAATACGCATTGGAGGTCAGAAAATAGATAAACATTATGGTGAATGGCTTCATTTATGGAATGAATTATCACAAGATGAAGGAAAAAAAAGTGGTTACGCAGAATTACTTGGTAATGTTCCAAAACTAACACAAATATATAGTTCAAATACACGTTCATCAGAAAATAATGGAAAAGATTGTAAAGTTGATGCATATGATTTAACTATTCCTTTGCAATTTTGGTTTTGTAGAAATCCAGGAATGTCTTTGCCTCTTATTGCATTACAATATACAGATATTGTTTTAAATCTAGAATTTAGAACATTTGATGAATGTATTTGGGCTACTACACAAACAACAACTTCTACAAATCAATTCGTTACATCAACTGGTGTTAATTCAATTGGATCAAAGTCATTATCTTCAACAAATATATATGTTGATTATATATATTTGGATACAGAAGAAAGAAGAAGATTTGCTCAAGTAGCACACGAATATTTAATTGAACAATTACAATTTACAGGAGAAGAAAATATAACAGCTACAAGTAATTCAATAAAAATTAATTTCACTCATCCAGTAAAAGAATTGGTATGGGTTATTCAGCCATCTAATTTTGTGCAAAAAGATTATTCACAAAGTAGAGGTGGTAGACAATACTATAATTATACAGATTTATGGGATTATAGTAGTTTTACAGGAACACCTGATCCATATAGTGGACATGGAATGGTAGGAGGGAAAGGTTCAAACAATTTCTTATATACATTAAACAATGTTAATGTAAATGGAGAATTAAATACAAATAATGGATGGTCAAATTCTCTTGTATCAAGTGATTTAAATAAATCAAATGCAGGATATAATGATATTAGTAATTATACTAAATTGAATGATGTTAGCACAATAAATAATAGAACTGGACTGTGGAGTCTTAATGGAGGAAAACTTCTTGATAGTGGAAAAAACCCGATTGTTACAGCCAAATTAGTTCTAAATGGTAATGATAGATTTACAGAAAGAAAAGGAAAATATTTTAATATTGTTCAACCACTTCAACATCATAGTAATTGTCCAGCTCCTGGTATAAATGTATATAGTTTTGCAATAACTCCAGAAGATCATCAACCTTCAGGAACATGCAATTTCTCAAGAATAGACAATGCTCATTTAAGTATTACGGTTACAGATAATACAATTTCATCTATATATAATAGTGGAAATGCAAAAATAAGAATATATTCAGTAAATTATAATATACTTAGAATAATGAGTGGTATGGCTGGTCTTGCTTATTCAAATTAAATACTAATAAAATTTATATAGTTTTATTGTAAATATTTTATATACTTTTTAAATCTTGATAATTTATTATCAACTAATAATATAATTTATCTAAATATATTTTACTAAAAAATAATAAAAATAAACTATTAAATCAATTTAATTATTATTTACCCATACTTTAGGTAAATTATTAAAATAATTTTTTATATAATTTAAATTCATAGATTTGAATTCATAAGGGTATTTATTAATTAATTTTGAGAATTGTGGATTTTTCCCCATTTCACATTCAATTTTGTAAACATACATTATTACTTCTAAATAAGAAGACAATAATACCAAAAATACATTGTTCCGTTCAAAGTATGTCAAAACAACAAATAATGTTTTATCTTTTTTATCATCATAATATGAATAAATAAAGGAATTTAAAATTTTTTTTGTTGATTTGTTTCTAATTCTAAAACTAGTAATTATATTCCAATTATTAAGTTTTAATTTATTTAGATTATATCCAGCTTTTTCAATATCCTCATTATACACAATTTTTGTAAAATTATCAAGATTAAAAACTCTATCTTTATTATTTTCAATTATAAAATTATGTTCACTTTCAGTAAAGTTGCAATAATGAATATTATCTTCAAAATTAACAAACATATAACTACTCTCTAGTAAATTATTATATTTTTGTGTTAAATAATCATTATTTATAACTACTGTTTTTTTTTTAAAGTCATTACTATTAATATGGAATAACTCTCTAAGATTTACACGTTTCGATTTTTGCGTTATATTAACTTGCCAATCATTCTCATAAGACATTTTATATTAAATAATTTAATTTTTTTGTTTTTAAATATAAATTTTTATATAAATATTAATAATATATATTGATAAATATGGTAAACTTAGAAAAAACTAATTTATTAATGAAGAATCATATATGTTATAGCAAGGTTCATGATTATTCAAATGATAAAGATAATGAATGTCCAATTTGTTTCGAAGAAATTAATTCAAAAAAAATGAAAACCCTAAGTTGTGGACATAAATTTCATAAATATTGTATAGATTCATGGATTAAGATAAACCCTATATGTCCTTATTGCAGGAAATATATGAGTAATCATTTTGAATGTAGTATTAAATATAAATATTTAACAAAAAAATGTAGAATTTATTTGGATGAAGAAAAATTTTCAAAAATTATAATTGATGTTTATACAAAATTTATTAATAAACCTACAAAAAAATACATAATTCCAATAACATATGTAAAAAGTATCGAAAATATAAATAAAACTTGTGTTCTTTATTTTAAAGATACTAATAAAGGACCCATTAACAAATATACATTAATATTTAGTAATAATAATAATTCAAAACAATTTGTAGAAAAAATGACTAAAATATTTAATGAATTTTATAAATTTTATACATCAACTCAAATAATAGCATAATAAAAAAATATTTTATTATACTAATGGTAAAAGCACAAAAAAGTAATTCAAAGAGTTCAAAAAAAAACAAAAATAAAAGTTTTAGAAAAAAATCAAGAGTTATAAATAAAAAAACCCATAAAATAAAACTTAAAAAAAAATCTAAACAAAAAGGTGGGAAATGGGGTTCTTGGGAAGGATCAAATACTATGTCAAATCCATTTGGAAACATAGTATATAATAGATTTGTTAGAGCTCCATTTTTAACTGAAATGGGGAACTTAAGTCCATATGTTTAAATATTATTATATTTATAATTATATTTATATTTATAATTCTATTTAAATAAAAAAAAATAATTTGTTGTAATGTTCGAATCAAAATCTTTATTTAAATCTCAAGAAAAAAAGCAAAATAATAGAAAAATAATGTATCCTTTCAACTCATATACATCTATTTTTTATTTTATTATTATGCTACCCTTATTAAAAACTAATATAGATAATTTTGATATTATTGGTCTAACAATTGCAACGAGTTTATCTATTTCATCAGTATTATGGTGGGGATATAAAAACAAATATATTCAAATTATTGATATATCTTCATACTCATTGTTGATATTTTATATAGGATTTTACTATCTAAGGGAAAATAAATATATTTTAGACATATTTGTATATTTAACATTTATAATAGTGTTTATTACTATAAAAAAAAGACAACAAATTAAATATTTAAATGTTTTAGGTGGGTCATTTTCATTTATAGTAATATTATACTATATTAAAAGTATTGACGAAATACTAGGTTTGTCTCTATTGTTTTTGTCATTATTTTGTAAGATGACAGATTCATTAGATATTATCGATTATAATAAACTAAAAGTTGGTGCAGGAACGGGATGGTTTCATATGTTATCAGCATTAGGTATATACTTTATTATAAATCATTTAAATATATAAGCATAATAGTAATAATATTTTGTATGAATAATATTTATTTTAATTTTAATATACTACCTTGGCATATATTTGAAAAAATATATTATTTAGCATTAAACATTGATGAATGTGATATTAATAATAATTTAAATTTAAGATTGATTTGCAAATATTGGAATATTAGGATTACAAAACACACTTTTTTTAATCTTTATTCTAAAAAATTGAGAATTTATTATATAAATGAAGAAAATGAAAATAAAAATGTATCAGTTAATGAATATATAAAAGATATTGTAAAAGTTAATAAAAAAAATATTTGTAATTCTAATACAAATAATAAACAATCCAAAATAGTAATTGATAAATTTTTAACTGAAAAATTATATTTCAATAACGATTTTATTTTTAATATCCATATTAATCATTATTTATATAATAAAATACATCCAGATTTATTTATTTTATCCCAACAAATTATAAATAATAATTTAAATGGTATAAATGTTTTAAATATTCCTGTATGTTATTTTAAAAATTCTAAATGTATTGAAAATATATGTGGTGGGAAATGTGCAAATAATTATCATGGATTATTAAATTATACAAATCACTATATAAGCAGGGGATTTGACGATAAAGGGCGATTCTATTTACTTTTTTTTTATAAAGACTTTGAAAAGAATCGAATTTTTTATGAGTTTATATATACTACAGAATTTAAACATACCAATATATCTTTTGATGTTATAACATATAGTGGTTATAATAATATATGTTATATAGGTAATTTATCATATAAAAAAGATTTAACGATACCATATTTTAAGAGAAAATTAAGTGTAAAATCATTTGATTATGCACTTCGATTAATAAATTTTAAAAAATGTGGACCAGTAGAATACGATATTGATAAAGATAAATATATAGAATATGAATATATTTATAGTGATGATAGTGATGATAGTGATAGCAATATAGCTACACAATTAGATGTATCATTATATTTTGATAAAAAAGAAATACAAAGATATATTAATTATAAAAATTTACACTAATTTTTTCAAATATAATTTTTCAGAAGTCTTCCAAAACAAATAGGTATATCATCGTTGCAAAAAACAGTTTCTACAATTCTACCATTAAAATACCCTATAAGTTTGAAATGCAAATTATCAAGAAAATATATAAATAATGTTTTACTATATTTTAATTCATTATTTATTATATTTATATTCATATTATTACTAAGTATAACAAAATTTATTTCAAGTTTACATGATAGTAGTTGTATTAAAATATGATCTCCCCAAAAATGATTACCCATCTTCAATATTTCTACTTTTAATTCTTCTTTATTATTTATTAAATTTGGATCCCATTCACCAAAAAATTCATCACATTCAACTTCTGCTTTATATGATTCTAGTATTATACTATAGTTGTCATCGTTTATTTGTTCTGAGCATAATATTCTTAAACTAGAAATATCATATTCAGGTATTTTATGTTTATATATTAAATCAAAATTTAATGCTTCTGCTAAAACATGAAATAAACAATCACCATCTGAACCACATTCTAATACACACACATAATTATTTTCTAATTTATATTCCCATTCTTTACTTATTTTTTCCCACCCATATTCATTCAAGTATTTAAACCAATTTTTCTTATTAATTTTTAAATTGCGTGAATCTTTTATTTTATATAATTCTCTATCTTTGAAAAATAAGTCTTCATTTATGTAAAATTCTTCCATAATACTAAATAATTATTTTAGTATGATTTTAAGTATAAAAAATATAACAATAAATTTACTTAAAATCATAATTAAAATTCTCTAATAATATTTGATCCATTAAAATTTGTCATAACAGGACCAAGTGGCACTGCGGGAGCTTGTGCAATACTTACTTTAATAGGTTCGTTATTTTGTGGTGGTAGAAATACACTTTGGTCAAGTGGTTTAGGAATCAAAGGACGATGGTTATCCTTAACAACTAATCTTTCATTAATATTTAAGTCAAATGGAACAATTGACCTTTGTTGTGGATCTTCACATAACCATTCCCATCTATTCCAACCAGTTCCTCTTAAAGTAGAAGCTGGGTTACTTAATCTTGTATTTTCTCTTGTTGGAATATTGCAATTATTAAAATGTTTTGTTTCTATTGTATTATCAATATCTCCTTTTGCATTAAATTTTGGGACAAATTCTTTAGAACTACAGTTTGTCAACTTTCTTGTTAAATTCATTAATTCTGAGTCAACATCAACTTGAGGAATATTTTTGGCAACACTTACACCATTTCTTTGTAAAATAAGTTGTGGGTCATTCGAAAAACAATCATCACATGAAATAAATGGGGTTCCAAGTTGATATTCACAGGGACCAATTGACTCAGATAAAACTTGTTTATAAGAGCATGTGTCGTAATTTAAATTATTGAAGCTCATATATATTTATTATAGATATTATTTTCAGTTTTTATTCTAAAATAATTAAATTTAATAATGTATCAATTTGTGAATACAAATCATCGAATGTGTAATTATTATCTATATTATAATCTATTAAATCCGGGTTATAATTATCAATATCTTTCTCTGAACTATGACAATCATACTCCAAATTATCTCTATTAATTTTTACAATTTTCCCACCCAATGATTTAATTGCATTAAGTTCATCTAAAAATCTAACATCAGTAACAACAATATCTTTATCTTTATTTTTCTCATAAAAAATTCTGAACAATTTAATCCATAATGTCTCATTATCCAATTTAAGATTTTGAATGTATTTAGTTATATCATTTCTACACATTTCTGTTCCAAATGTTTGAAGAATTGTTCTTGGTGATACCCCCCAACGATTATCAATTTCTTCTTTATTTTGATTTAATTGATATTCATTAAAATCAAACATTGTTTTTAGAATATCTTTAATTGGATTCGCAAAAGCATATCTATGATAATAATAGTTTTCTATCAAGTATTCTCCTAATGTATCCTTACCAGTTCTTTTACGACCTAAAATACCTATTAACTTTCCCATAAACTATTAACATTATTTATTGTTAATTTTTTAAATATAAAAAAAAATATTTTATAAACTACCTATAAGTTTAATTTCATCTTGTGTTAAACTTCCACCACCGGCTAATTTACTTTCAATTGTTTTTAATTTTGTCATATCATGTATTGGACCAGCTATATGACTAATATGCGTTCCTCCTTGCATTCTATGGCGCGTATGATTAACACCAGTTTGTATTTGTGGCTGTTGTGGATTATGATTTATTGATAAAGGTTGTCCTCCGCTTAATATTTTTGGAGTTACTTTATCTTCTTTTGCAACCGTATTTTTAATTGCGTTATAAGCTGCATTAGAAGCATCGAATCCAGTAACATTTTTTACAACACTTGAAGCAGTTCTTAATGGTAAAGTTGCCATATTTCCTATAAGACGAATAGCTCCTTTTACTACACCATTATCTTTATTCCCTTCTTTTACACTTTTGTCTAAACTACAAACTTGATTTAATATACCTGATAATTGTGTATCTGTAGTTGGTCTTACATTATTTAACGCACAAAGATTTCCAATCATATTTTCACGACTATTTACGTCATTATGTGTTAATCCTAGAAGACCTTTTATTGTGCCTCCAAAAGGTAATCCACCTCCTTTCATATTACTATAATTTTGTCTATTTAATCTTCTTTTTCTTAATGTTTTCGATCTTAAAATCCTTTTATTGTTTCTATGTCTTTTTTTTCGCAATTTTCTAGAATAAGCTTTTTTTTTATTTTTTTTTAAAGAACTCTTAGCTTTTTCAAATCTAATATATCTTTTTCTCATTAATTTCTTACTTTTTCGATTCATTAATATATAATTACAAATTATATTTTCTTAATTAAATAAAGATGTTAAAAGAAAATTATAAAGAATTTTGTTGAACATTACCACAATGTGATAATTCAAGTTTTGGTGGAAGTGGAACTGGTTTGTATCTAATCATATTACACGATTTAAGATGTATCGGAGTTGTATCGATTACTCGTTGTTTACCACAAGTATCGCCTTTTATAATAATATTACCTGGTTGACAATTTGCCATATTACCAGTTGCACAATTTGATGTAAATTTTTGTGTTGGACATAATGAAGCTTTTCTTGTAATTCCTAATAAATCTGTTTCTAAATCAACTAAATTACCTCTAATATGACTAACAGCTGTTCCACTAACAACCCCTAAATCCATTCTACATTTATTGCAGTTCTCATATCTGTCTGAACTGAGTTGGTATTCAAGTGGTCCTACGCTCTCATTTAATCTTGTTTTATATTCACAAGTATCATACATTAATCTATTTGAACTCATTATATATATATATTACTATAATATATTTTTTTGGTATTAATTTATTTAATTAATTAAAGATTAAAAACTTAAATATTGTTTTTTTGCCATTAATAATTTTTTTATTGTAGAATTATCATTTGTTCTATTTGCATAATCAAAATCCTTAACGGCTTGTCTTGTTGGAATACCTCCAGAAACCCATTTTGTATTAACATTTTCTTGAATAATATGAACTGGATCTTGAACTGTATCTGCAAGATTTGGAGTCAATGGTGTATAAATATTGTCTTCACTAACATTTTGCATTTGTCTATGCTTTACAACTTGTAATGAAGATAACATTCTAGATTCTAAATCTGGATTATATTGTCCTTTTGCAATAAATGGAGTTGTTGCAAATGGTCTTGGAAATAATTGTTGATCTATTTTGTATCTTCTTTTTTGTGTTCCATGTCTTAATTCTGTATCTTTATTTATATTACATTCTGAAATACCATATCCATCTTTTACAGTTAATCCTCTATTTTCGGTAGATACATCTAAAACATTTGTTAAATTACAATCACAAGAAGCATAATTAGATAACATGTAGTCATTAATTGAATTATTTTGTCCTAATTCACCACTATTGTAGCAAACATCATCATTAAGTCTTGTTAGTTGATCAATATTAAATTTTTGATTAAAACTAGTGCAATTATTTTTACCTTTTAAACTTTGTAATACTCTATTATCTGCCATATATAAAATATTAATATTTTTTTTTTGAATTATTTATTTAATATTACATTAATTTAACTTCGTCCATTCTTTTATTATTATAAGAACATGCTCTAACCTGCTTTAATTGATTTTCATCTCCCATTGCACATGATACTGGAGTATTATATAACCAATTTGCAAATGATCCTTGATCATTATAAGAGCGTGTATTTGGCATAGTATAAAAATCTCTTTGATTAAATTTAGTATTATAAACAACTTCTGTATTTAAATATAATTTATCATCAAAATTATTATCTATTTTATTGCTTATTTCTGGATTATTTACATTACATGCTCTTCTATTATCATTAGATGTATAATCTGAAATTTGTAAATTCATTAATGGATTATTTTCAGTAGGATTTCTACATTTTGTTAAATCAATAGTTGGTTCTATATTAGCTTGTTTTTCTTCTATATTAGCTTGAGTTGTTGAATATCCTAAAGAAACTGAATCTTCTTTTGTATTATTTGTTTCAGTTTCATTATATTCAAATTGTTCTTTTCTTTTTGGTCTAAAAATATACATTAAGTAAAATAATAATACTATAGATATTGGCAAATACAAATAATTTAAATTACCTGTAAAAATTATAAGTAATATCGATAAATATAAGGCAAATCTACTTATAGCATTAATTTTTTCATTAAAAGACATGTCTAATAAAGGTATTATATCAAAAAAATTATATTTTGAAAATAACACACTGGCATCTTCAAACCATATATTATTTTGTTTTTCCATATATATTAATATTAGGATTTTTTTTCTTTTTTTTTCTTTATTATAAAGAAAATCATTAATAAATAAATATTAATCAAATTATTAAATAAGATAAGATAAGTAAATTAAATCAAATATTAAATAAGATAAGATAAGTAAATTAAATCAAATATTAAATAAGATAAGTAAATAAGATAAGTAAATTAAATCAAATTATTAAATAAGATAAGTAAATTAAATCAAATTATTAAATAAGATAAGTAAATAAGATAAGTAAATAAGATAAGTAAATTAAATCAAATTATTAAATAAGATAAGTAAATTAAATCAAATTATTAAATAAGATAAGTAAATTAAATCAAATTATTAAATAAGATAAGTAAATTAAATCATAATCTATTTCTTCTTCTTCTTAGCTTCTAACTTTTTTCTAAGTCTTTCTTGTGTTGGATTTATTGGTTCTGCCGCTTTTTCCGCTGCAACTGATTTTTTTGTAGTTTTTAATAAATTATCAAATAATGGATTATTATTTCCCAACATACCCATCATTGTTTGTGCTTCTTCCATTAATTTACCTTGATCTAGATTAGCAGATTCTAATTTAGTTTGTATTTTTTGTCCAACATTTTGTATCAAATTCATGAAATTCATTGGATTATCTCCACTAAGCAAATTACTAAATACATCATTTAAATTATCTGAATTTTCACTTATGTTTAAATTTAAATCTTCTAAATTAATATCTTCTGCTAATTCCTTTGCTAATCCGCCAATTAATCCATTTTCTAAAATATTTTCATCAAATACTGGATTTTCTTTATCTTGATTTTCTGACAAATTTTTAATCATATTTATAAGTTCTTCATCTTCACCTGATTCAACTTTAACATCCTCCTTATTTCTAATTTTCTTAAAATTTTCAACTAGATTTTTAATTTTATCACTATCACTTATAATAGTTTCTCCTAAAACATATAATGTTTGAAGATATTCCCAAATTGTATCCTTATACTCTTGTGTGATTCCTTCACTATTCCACAATTCATGAAAATCAACATTTTTTAATAATAATATACTATTTGCAAACAATTTATCATTCTTCTCACTAATTAGTTTTTTGTGCTCTCCAATTTTTCTCATAAATCTTTTTATATATTTATCATCATTACAATTTTCTTGTTCTAATAATTCCTTATAGTATTCTTCTAATGTTTCTTTATATTCACTTTTGATCTTTATGATATCTTTAATGAAAAGTTTAAATGTGTAATTAAAATATTCGATATTAGTTTTAGACATTATTATATATAAAACAAAAATATATAGTTAATTTTACGCAACAAACCTTAAGTTTATTAAATTAAAAAAATAAATAATTATAAATTAAAAAA